GGTTGCTGACGATCGCCACCTTTGGCCTGTGTTCTGGTGGCTCATCGCGCAGTGCAGCCCTGCAGTCGTCTTTGGAGAGCAGGTTGCGAGCTCGGATGGACGCCTCTGGCTCGCCGGAGTTCGAACTGACCTGGAAACACTGGGATATGCCGTCGGGGCCGCCGATCTGTGCGCTGCGAGCGTCGGCGCGCCGCACATCAGGCAACGGCTCTTCTGGGTTGCAGATCAGCGGATGGCAATCCCCGAAGGTGGCGGACTCGGAAGGGGGACAGACGAGCAGGGGCGGGAGCCGGATCAACGAATTGCTGCTCGGCGGGGAGGCGAAAGCAGCAATGGCAGGGTGGCCGACGCCGAGGAGCGAGGACAGCGAGTCGAGCGGAGCGAGATGGCCGCGCGGGACATTCGACACCTTGACTGCAGTGGCGACGCATCTGGCTGGATGGGCGACACCGATGGCGTCCGACGCAACGGGGAGCGGCCCGAATCAGAACACCAACTCGCTCGACAAGATGGCGAAGGCCATAGCCGGATGGGCAACGCCGACAGTGGGCGACGCGAAATCGGCGGGCTCGAGGAACACCGACCAGAGCAACGCGAACGCGGGCTACTCGCTGACGGACCAGGCGCGCGGCGACCTTGGGACGGGGCGATCTGGATTCCCTGCGGAGACGGAAAATCGCGGCGCATTGAACCCGGCATTGAGCCGCTGGCTTATGGGGTATCCGGCCGAGTGGGACTCCTGCGGGGCTACGGCAATGCGATCGTTCCTCAGTGCGCGCAAGCGTTCATCGAAGTGTTCAACGAGATAGCAGGCGGATGATGGAAATGCAGCACGGGGAGGAAGAGCCGATCTCGCTGGCATACGCGAGATGGCTGCGCGAGCAGGGGCTGACGCTGATTCCGCTCGGGGCGCCGGGGGAAGAGCCGCCGGGGTGGTTTGTGCGCCAGAAGGGCGGCGATATTCAGGCTGCACGCGAAGAGTGGCCGAAGGCGCCGATGATCAAGTGGGGCGAATACCAGACCCGCGACATGACGGACGAGGAGTTCGACGCGTTCGCCCGCCAATTCCCTGGCTGCAACTGGGGCATCCTCACCGGAAAACCGGGTGGGATCGATGTCCTCGACGGCGACAGCCCGGAAGCCGTCCAGTACATACGCGACAACATGACCTGGACCCCGATCACCGTCCGCACCCGCGACGACGGGAGTCGCCGGCACTTCTGGTATCGCGTCGGGGACATCGCCCTCAGAAGCACGGCGAAGCAGAAACTCGACACCAAGGGCGTCGGCGGTTACGTGGTGGCGCCGGGGTCTCGGCACCCGTCAGGCTCGACCTACATGCTCGAGATCGCGGACGGGTTCTCGGATGCGGTCGTGCTCGAGGCGCCCGAGCTCAAGATGTCCGACCTCGAGGCGGTCGCAAAGCGGAACGGCAAAAAGGCCGCCGACTACATCTTCAGGCCCGAAGGCGAGACGGTAGTGCCCATGCCGGCGCGCGGCAACAACCTCGATTTCGATGCCACAACGGTGGACCCGAACGGCCTGCCGCCGGAGCCAGAGGCTCGCAAGGCAGAGATCCGCGGCATGCTGTCGTTCCTAGATCCAGACATGGACTACGACGATTGGCGGGACGTCGGGTTTGCGCTCCACTACCTGAACGACCCGACCCTGTTCGAGATCTACGACGACTGGAGCAAGCTCGGCTCCAAGTACCCCGGCATAGCCAGGATGCGGTACACCTGGAGCTCCTTCTCCGGGGAAAAAGACCGCAAGGTCACGTTCGCGACGCTTTCCTACCACGCCCGCAAGGCCGGGTGGAAAGGGCAGGCGCTCGAGAAGGTCGAGATCAACAAGAAGAGCGCGATCGCCAAACTGGTAGCCATCGATGCCGGAAACCTCCGCGACCGCGAGATCAAGCCGGTCGAGTGGACCTGGGAAGGCTGGTTCCCGAAGCGTTACGCCACCGGCCTGTTCGCCGAAGGCGGCACAGGCAAGTCGATGCTCATGTTGCAGCTCGCAGTCTGCAGGGCGTGCGGAATCCCATTCATAGACGGCAAGATCCCGCCGCCCGGCAAGACACTGCTGCTGTTCTGCGAGGACGACATCGAGGTTGCCAACGCCAGACTGCACAAGGTCATGCGGAAGTACGGCGTGAGCTGGGACGACATCAAGGGCAAGGTCTTCATCCTCTGCCGGGTCGGCGAAGACAACTACATGATGACGTTCGACCAGAAGGACGTCGGAACCTTGACCCCGTTCTTCTATCAGGTTCGCGACCTGATCGCCGAACTTGGCGTCGACCTGATCGTCCTAGACACCCGCAACGATATCTTCGCCGGCAACGAGATCGATAACTCTCAGGCACGCCAGTTCGTCCAGAGGGTGGTCACGGCGCTAGCACAGGAGTTCAACGCCTCCGCAGTGTTCCTGGCCCACGTCTCGGTCATGGGCAAGGCCAGCGGCTCCGGCCTCTCCGGCGGCAGCGCATGGCGCGATACCGCCCGGTCACAGGTCTACATGCACCGGGAAGGCAGCCACTCCCAGAAGGTCACCATCGAGCTCAAGAAGGCCAACCACGCCCAGTCCGGCGAGGAGATCGAGGTATGGAACGACCTCGGGTTCCTGATCCCGGCGGCAAGCGTCGACCTGTCCTCACAGGTAGAGGACCAGGCCCGCGTCGACTTCCTCTCCATCCTCGAGCGGGGGCGCAAGAACGAGCAGTACTACTCAGCACACAAGCAGGGCAAGGACTACGCGCCTATGGAGTTCGCCCGCATAGCCAAGCAGGTCAAGAAGTGGAAGACGCTGGACATGGAAGCCTTCGAAGGAGCGATGGAGCAACTGCTTGAGAGCGGGGCCATTTCGCGCTGGTCAGACCCCACCGGACGCATCAAGCACAGGCTCTGGCGGAACGGGTGGAATGACACAGAAAACGACAAGTAACTGAACTGTGAAAGAGAAAAATGATTGGAATCAATAGCTTGCGTGAACCCTGCAGAAAAACGCCTGCAGGGTTCGCACGGTTCAAAACGGTTAGTGGACACTATCGTTAAAAGTTAGTAAAAATCATTGGTCTGTTTGGGCGGCTTGTTATTGCAGGGTTCCCGCAGGGTTCGCAGGGTTCATATTAGGTCATTGATTTATAAGACTTTTGCAGGGTTCGTGGGTTTTCAGGGTTAGTAGGGGAGGGGTGGTGAGTTCTGACGAACCCACCCCCCCCTAACCGGAGGCGAGCGAAGCAAGTCTGCGCGGGCAAAAACGGCCCGGCGGGCAGTGGGCGAAACGTGAGGAGAATGGTATGCGGGCAATCGAAACAGTGTGGAAGGGGTACAGGTTCAGGAGCCGGCTGGAGGCCAGGTGGGCGGTGTTCTTCGACGCGCTCGGGATCAATTGGGAGTACGAGCCGGAGGGGTTCGAGCTTTCAGATGGCACGCGATACCTGCCGGACTTCAGGGTGTCGTCCGGGTACGGACCGAACTACTGGTACGAGATCAAGCCGAAGGGGACGAAGTCGGACGCGAAGTTTTGCCAGTTCAAAAAAGATCTTGGCAAGATCGGGGATGGCGAAGAGCTCGACCCTAGAAAGCATCTGGACGATGCGATGCTATTGGCCGGCGACCCATTCGACTGCATCTACGGAGAGCCGGGCCTTTCGGTCTGTCCGCGGTGCGGATTGATAGACGAAATGGATAACAATTTTTGGGGGCACGAAGCCGCCTTTGCCTGCTACCCGTGCGATTTCACAACGCCGTGCGGCGGTGACAATCCTGAAGAGCCGGGCCTGATAGTCCCAGTAACGCCGTACAAGGGCAGTTTGATTGTCAGAGAGAGGTATTTGCGTGCGTATGCCGAGGCATTGTCTAGCGCAATTATGGCCGCCCGTTCCGCCCGCTTCGAGCACGGCGAAGCGCCGGTTTGGTGAACATAGATGAAACCTATTGACGTCGGCGAATCGATTGAACCCATCAATACAACCATCCTCCCCACGCGCGAGCCGATCATCCTCCCGGTGGCGCCCATGCCGAAGCCTCGCCAGACGCGCTCAGACGCATGGAGAGCGCGCCCGGTGGTGGTGAGGTACAGGACATGGGCGGACGAGGTGCGACGCCTCATGGGGCCGCGCAGGCTTCCTGAGAGGTTCCATTCGACGTTCGGGGTGCCGATGCCAGCAAGCTGGTCGGAGAGGCGGCGCGTGAGCCTGGACGGCCGCCCCCACCAGCAAAAGCCGGACGTCGACAATTGCCTCAAGGCGCTGCTAGACGCACTGTTGCCGGACGGCGACCACGAGGTCTGGGACGTCAGGGCGACCAAGATCTGGACGCGCCAGGGCGTCATCCAGATCGTTCCGCTCGACTGAAAATACCATTCTTACTTGTACGAACGCCCGACATTGGTCAGAATTTTGGAAGGGGTTACAGGAGGAGATCATGAGCATCAACACGGGCAGACCGTCCTACATCGACGTCGCCAACAACGGCGACGTCGAAGTCATCAAGCGCGAGATCGAGACCAGCACGATCCGCGAGCTCCGCGACCGCTACGACTGCAGCGAATCCACGGCCTGGAAGTGGGAACGCTTCTACGGCGTGTCCGCCGCGCGCATCTGCTTCAAGTGCAAGACCAAGCGAATGTCGAACGAGATGCGCCGCACCAAGTCAGGAGCCATCGCGCAGCTCTGCATTCACTGCGAGCCGCAGCGCCCAGGCCAGGCTGCGACCAAGACATCCGACCGCGAGCGGACGTTTCAGGAGTACACCGACATGCCGGCGGTCATGTATCGCTATCTGCGGGCCAAGCTGACAAGGCGCGCCGCGCCGGATAGGCCGTACTATTGGCAACAGGGGGCTTCAGTGTGAGCACGGATCGATTGAGCGAGATCAACATCGTCAACGTCAGCGGCGGTAAGGACAGCACGGCCACGCTGCTGCTGGCTATCGAGCGCGGGGCTGACAACCTTCGCGCAGTGTTCGCAGACACGGGGCATGAACACCCAGCGACCTACGAATACGTGGACTACCTAGAAGCCGCAACCGGCATCAAGATCAAGCGAGTTCGTGCCAGCTTCAAGATTCAGATTGCTAACAAGCGCGAATACATTGCCCGCAAGTGGGCCGAGGACGGCGTGTCTGAGGACTCGATCCGAGAGGCGCTGGAGGTACTTGTGCCGACCGGCAATCCGTTTCTTGACCTCTGCATATGGAAAGGTCGATTCCCTTCTCCGAAGGCTCGATTCTGCACCGAAGAATTGAAGGTGCTGCCTATGATGGAGCAGGTGTTTATTCCGGCCTCAAAGCAGTTCGACTTGGTGTATTCATGGCAAGGAGTCAGACGCGACGAGTCTGCATCCAGATCCAAGCTCCCAGTCGCAGACGTCGGAGAGTTCGGAGTGGTGAACTATCGCCCGATCCTTGACTGGACGGCTGACGACTGCTTCGCGATGCACAAGAAGCACGGCATCAAATGGAATCCGCTTTATGAGCAAGGCATGGGGCGTGTCGGTTGCATGCCTTGCATCATGGCCCGCAAGGGTGAATTGCAAGAGATCGAGCGGCGATTCCCTGAAGAATTCGACAGATTGGAGAGATGGGAGCGCATCGTCTCTATGGCGTCTAAGCGGGGCGCTTCAACGTTTTTTGACGGTCGAATACCAGCAAAGATCATAGGGGAAGACGTACCAATCACCGCAACAACGCACGGCGTGTCGTGGTGGCGCGAGTACGCTTTGACCGCGCGCGGTGGCAGACAGTTTGATTTGCTGTATGAAGCCGACGCGCCGGTCTGCTCCAGCGTATACGGGCTTTGCGAATGACCGCCTACACCGACCTCGCCGAAGTGCGCGACGCCCTCAAGGCCTGGGGCGAACACTCCACCGCGCTGCTCGTCGAGCGCGCGATGGGAGAGATTGCCGTCATGGTCGACAGGCTTGTTTTGCTGGAAGAAATACAAGGACAGATTGTGACCACGCTCGCGGAGGCGGGAGTGGTGAGGAGGGGAGTGTGAAGCCGGGCGAAATTCTGTGGTCGGAGGAGATGCGCAGGGCGGTCAAGTGGTGCGACCTTCACAAGCATGCGTACATACCGGAAGAGGGGTGCCCGGCGTGCAGGGAGTGGAGTTCATCTTTGGTTGACAGGATTCAGAAGATGTCGAGGCAGGAAGAAGTTGAAGAGATCGAACTCACCGCGCTGCCAAGCAAGCCGCCCGCTCTCAAGGTCCAGGTCGGAGGGGACCACTACAAGAAGCTGAAGATACAGCCCGTCGAGTACAACCACGCGAACAACCTTCCGTTCATCGAAGGCTGCATCGTAAAGTACGTGACAAGGCACCGGGACAAAGGCGGTGCGGCCGACATTCGGAAGGTGATCCATTTTGCGGAGTTGCTGCTGCAATTGGAGTACCCAGATGCCGAAGCGTGAACGCCGCACGCCGAACATCGACCCGTACTACTGGTCACTCTGGGCGGTGCAGCAACTGGCCCAGTACCGCAACCTGGGATTCCCGACGCAGGAGCCGTACTACCGGCCGGGTCGACTGAGCAAGGTCGAGGTGGCGGGCGATGGTCCGCGCTACCGGGCGAGCGTCGACGACTGGCGCATTGCCGAGCGCATCGCCGGCCTGGTCGAGCAGCACCGTCAGATCGCGCCGCGGGAGGTGCTCTGTCTCGAGATCTGGGAGGGAGCTCGGCCGGGAGACGACGGCAGTCTGTCCGAGCGCCTCAAGGCCTACCGGGTCAACTCACGCACCTGTCGGCAGATGGCCTACCGTGCGAGGAGGGCGGTCGACATTGCGATGGGGCCGATCAATGCTTGAGATAGTGCCGATCTCGTTTGAGGAGGCGTGCGAGTTTGTTCGCGTGCAGCACCGGCATCACGAGCCGCCTACCGGGCACAAGTTTTCAATAGCCGTATCTGATGGCGAGAAGATCCGAGGAGTCGCCTGTATCGGACGCCCTGTATCTAGGCATCAGGACGACGGATGGACTCTTGAGGTAAACAGGGTAGCAACAGACGGATGCCGGAACGCGTGCTCGATGTTGTATCGATCTGCGTGGCGCGCAGCTCGGGCGATGGGCTATGTCAGGCTGATCACGTACACGTTGGAAACAGAGGGTGGGGCAAGCCTGCGCGGCGCCGGGTTCAAACTGATAGGACAGGCTACCACCAGAGTCGGTCAGGGGTGGTCCGTAAAGTCTCGTCCGCGAGTGGACACGCACCCGCTTCAACAAAAACTGCTATGGCAGATAGAGTGAGTTGACAAGCGTCTACCACCTCGGTAAAAGGTGTCAAATTCCAAAACTCCCCCCGAACCCCGGCCCCGCGCCGGGGTTTTCGTTTCTGGCCCCCTGAAAAAGAAGAACCGGAGCCAGCATGGCGAACGAAGACCAGCGCGGCGCCACGCTGCAGACAGTCCTGCTAACGCTCCTCGCAGGGGCCTTCATGGCCTGGGCAGGAGTGGTGCTCTGGGCGGCCGACGTTATTTCCGCAAGGCTTTCAGACATCGAGCGCGGCCTTGAGTCGGTCAAGGTCGAGATGGCCGCGTTCAAGCTGAACTTGAGCGAGCGCATCACCCGCGCCGAGTCGCAGGCCGAGCGCGTCGTCGACCTCGAGCAGGAGATCAGACGCATAGACGTCTACGGCGCGCGAGCTCCGAATCCCGAGACGCGCGACAAGGTCGACCGCCTCGAGCAGCGCGTGGACCAGTTGGAGAAGGTGGAGAAGCACTGATGTTTATCTACGGCGAGACCTCGAGGGCCAAGCTTCGCACTGTCCACCCGGCTCTCGCCGCGGTCGCGACCCGTGCGCTCGAGATCTCGCCGTTCGACATCACGGTGGTCTGCGGCTGGCGTGGCGAGAAAGAGCAGAACGAGGCCTACGCCGCGGGCCGTAGCCGGGTCAAATGGCCTGACAGCAAGCACAACAACACGGTCGGCGACAACGTGCCTCTGAGCCTCGCGATCGACCTGGCGCCGTACCTGGGCGGGCAGATCCCGTGGACGGATTCCAAGCTGTTCCACGTCCTCGCGGGCGTGGTATTCGCTGCAGCGAAGGAGCGCAACGTCGAGATCCGGTGGGGCGGATTCTTCAAAGGCTTTCAGGATCTGCCGCACTTCGAACTGGTTTAACGGGGGCTTCCGCGCTCTTGCCGGGCCACGCGGTTAGCGGTCGCATAGACCGAGCCCCCGTCCTATTGCCGAGGCCCCGTCCGGCCCGCATTCCTCCCCCTCCCCTGTGCATCGGGCGGGGTCTCGGCAAACCCATCAGGAGACCACATTGGACGCAGTCGACAAGATTGTCAGCAAACTGACCGAGACCAGCACGATGCGCGGGATCATTGCGATCGTCGGCGCGATCGCTCTGATCCTGAAGCCGGACGACTACGTCGGCATCACCGCCTCGACACTGAGTCTGATCGGCGCGATCAACGTCA